TCCACGACACATCTACCCGCCGGACTCCTGCGCGGATGATTTCCATGGTCATCTTGCCTGATGCGGTCCTATTCGACTTTGTTAAATCAAACCGGCCGATTTTTACATCGGCCGGACTAGCAACTTTGACTCCTGCAATTGTAATCACTACGACACCCCCCGAGGCTGGATCATCACATCAAACCCCTGCCTCTGACCCTCTTTGATCATTGCCGGCAAGAGTAGCCGAGCAAGCGTGGTGCCGTCGATTCTCAGCACGACCTCTCTGTCGTCGCTTGTCTGTGGTCCCGTGGCCTGGCCGACGCGTTGAGCCATGACCATGGCCTCGTAGACCGCTGCGCCTACGCTGTCCGCTATCACGTTGTCTCGCTCAAGCGGAATAACGGCCTCGCGCCTGCCGCCCTCGCCCATCATTGCCAACGTGGGCCCGGTCACAATACCACCTGTGGCGAGTCCAGTCACGCCCTTAAACGCCCCTACTGCCTTGGCTGCAAGTGCGCCGATGCCTGCGATGGCAGCTGCTATTGTCCCTGCAGCCAATACGGGAGCTGCGGGACCACTCCACGCGTAAAATGCCACGAGCGTAGTGTATGCCTGGGTTATGACTGCACTAATCGCCGTTGCGACCTTTGAGAGTACGCTAATAATCCACGATCCGAGCGTGGAGAGCGCATTCGATGCAGCCTGTGACAACTGCTGCACCAAGACGTTTTTGAGGACGCTCCCCATGCCACTGAGGACGCTCTGAAACGCTTCGCCCATGGTCATGGAGCCATCAATGATGCCGTCGAACGCCTGACCGAATACGCTCTGCATCCCGGAGCTAATTTGCTGTGCAATGGACTGAAATGCTTCGCCGAAACTGCCCATCTTGCCGAGAGCAGAGTCAGTAAAGTTGGCAACCCCGCTTACAATCCCCTGGCCCATCTCGCCGACTATGGCAACACTCTGGTTTTTCAGGATGTCAAACCACCCGACAGACTCCTTGACCATGTCAGGGATAATGGAGCCTCCGACGATGGTCTTATACATATTCCTAACCGAGTCAATGACGCCCGTGGTCCACGATTTAACCGAATCCATCGTCCGCTTCGGCAGGTCCTTGATCCACTTAACAATACCGTCGGCCATGTCCTCAACAGCCTTGAGTGCTTTCTTGCCCATATCCTCGACCCACTTGATGATGTCCTTTGCAAAGCCCGTTACAGATTTGACGGATGCGCTCACTGCATCCGTGATGGGCTTCGGGATCTTGTCCCATATCGCCTTAGCAGTCTTGCGGATGCTATTCCAAGAGTCATCGAGCCATCCCGATAGACCATCCCACAGTTTCTGCGATGTCTTCTCGATGTTGTCCCAGGTGGAGCCGATCGTGGACTTAATGCCGTCCCAAGCGGTTGCGGCTACAGCTGCAATTCCATCCCAAAGCCCCGATAGTGATTCTTTGATTCTAGTCCAAACAGCGTTAGAGGCCTTGCTGATGCTATCCCATGCGCTGCTGACGCCTGTGACAAGCCCATCCCATACAGTAGTAGCTACACCTGCGATTGCGTCCCAAGCAACAGACAAGACTGTCTTAATCCCCTCCCACGCAGGCCCGGCAACGGTCTTGATAGCATCCCATGTCCCCGTAACGATGGAGACTATTCCATCCCACACCGTCGTTGCGAGAAATGTTATGCCGGCCCAAACAGTGGAGAGGACCGTCTGAATGCCTTCCCACGCGGTTGTTGCAGCCAAGCTAATGGCATCCCACGCTATTCCAATAACGCTTTTCAATCCGTCCCATACCGCAGTAGCTACAAGCACAATGCCGTCCCAGGCCGTTTTCAGCGCACCGGCGATTGCATCCCAAACCGTGATGGCTGCGCCCTTAATCGCGTCCCAGGCAATTCCGATAACGTTTTTGATTCCGTCCCAGATGCTGCTGGCAAGGGACTTAATGCCCTCCCACGTGTCAGACAGCCATGTTGAAATGCCGCTCCAGACTCTCTCTGTGACCGCTTTAACCTCATCCCAATTGAGGGCAACAGCAACGGCAACCGCTGCTATAGTGGCGATTACCCATGCAACTGGACCCATGGACGCCACCCAGGCGGCGGCGATCTTGGCCCCCTGGATAGTAGCTTCCGCGCCCAGTAGCACCCACTTGCCCACTATGGTGGCAAAATGCACCGCCTGTATAGCCACCGATGATGCGGCCTCAAGCCCCTGCATAACCCAGGCAGCCACTGCCTTGGCAGCCGCCGCGGAGGCCTCAAGGCCAAGCAGGATCCACTTGCCCACCAGGGTGGCGAAGTGAGCGACTTGCGCGCCTGCCGAAACGGCGGCTTCTGCCCCGGACGCTATCCACCCGGCAGCCATCTTGCCGAAGGCAATGGATGCCTGCACCCCGGTATTGATAAGTGCCGGTATCAGGAGCACCGACAGTCCGCTCGCAATGTCCTCTACAATCGGCCCGATGGTCGGCCAGTTGTCACGCATCCACTCAACCGCAGTGTTCACCGGCTCTATGGATGTCTTGAGCCTCTCCCATGCTGATACAGCTGTGTCGGTTACGTTAGTGACAACCTCGCCTATTTTCGCGATACCCTCTGCAAATGTATCGCCGATGGTCGGTATTTCTGGGATGTCGAGCCCTGGAAAGTCCATGTCGCCGAACATATCGGCTGCGCTCATCTGATCTTGCATTTGATGCACTTCGTCAAACGACTGCAAGCCTCCGGAAGCAGCCTCTTCGGCCATCTCCAGCGCACCGGCTAGCCCTTCCTGGGCCTTGGCTGCTCCATCTGCAGCAGATGCGGCCTTGTCCGCCTGCTCCGCTATCTGCGCGGTGGTCTGAGCCGACTGCAGCGCCTGAGCAGCGGAGCTTTTGAGTCCGTCAGCCAGTCCCATCACGGCTTGCGCTGCGCCACTCAATCCCGGCACAATCCACGATATAGCGGTAATCATCATGCCTACGCCACGGACTATGATGCTGGATGCGTAGAGCACCGCTGCGCTAATGCCAGACCAGACACGAGTTGCGAACGCGGAAAACTTGTCCCAATTGGCGGCCAGGTAGATTGTTGCGACTACAGCAGCAGTGATTCCAAGGATCGCTAGCTTGACAGGTCCTCCTGCGAGATATGTCAAAGACTCGCCCAATGTGGCAGCACCCAGGCGCCAGGAGGTAAACGCAAACACGGCATTGCCTGCGAATGCGACCATAGTGCCCCATACGCCGATGGCTCCCGCGATTGTCCTGTTGAGCAATCCAATGCCATAGGTCACCGGCCCGATGGCTGCGAGTAGGAGCAGCAGGCTTATTGTTGTCTTTCTGACTGGCTCTGGCAGTTCCGCGAACCTGTCGGCCATTCGCTGCAGGCCTTCGGTGAATTTTTCAAACTTATCCATCGCGGCCCCTATCATCGGCGCCAGAGCGCCACCGAACGAGATCGCGACGTTCTTTGCCCGGCTGCCGAGCATCTTGAGCCTGGAAGCTGCGGTCTTGTATCTCTCCTGAGCCTTCTGGACGAGAACAACATTCTCTTCCCAGGCCTTGGTGCCGATGTCCATCGACTTGCGCAGGAGATCCCCCGCATTGGCCACGCTCAGGAATCCTCGAATGAGCCTCTGATCGGACAACCCAAGCTCGCGGAGGATTCCAAATGCTTTGTCGCCGGATCTTCCAAGCCCCTCGACAAATCGGGTAAACGCTTCGCCTGCATCAGTCCGCCACGTTTGAGCAAATTCTGCTGCGCTCATGCCTGCGGTCCTCGCAAACATGGCAAGGCGTCGGTCTCCTGTTGCCACGGCCTCAGTCATACCCATAAGTACTTTTGATACAGCGGTGCCGCCTGCCTGTGCCTCAACACCAACAGAGCCAAAGGCTCCTGAGATCGCCATGACGCGCGCCTCGGTCAAGCCGGCGATTTTCCCAGCACCGGCGATCTTGAGCGTAAAGTCAACAATCTTTTGCTCTGTGGTTGCAAGGTTGTTGCCAAGCGCAAGCACTGTCGAGCCGTAACGGTCAAAGGACCTCTGCCCTGTGCCCATAATGTTGTCGATCTGGGCAAGGCCGGTTGCAGCGTCATCGGCGCTCATTTTGGTCGTACTTCCAAGCATAGCCATGGTCTTGACAAACTCAGCGATATTGTCTGTCTGAATTCCGAGCTGGCCTGCTGATTCGGCGATATTTGCAAGCTCTTTATGGGCCAACGGGATAGTCTCGGTCATTTTCCGGAGAGACTTGTCTAGCTGAGTAAGCTGCTCTTCAGTTCCGTCTACAGATTTACGCACCCCGGCGAAGGAATCTTCCCAGTCAATGGCAGCCTTGCTGACAGCAGTGATGCCGGCAACGATAGGCGCGGTCACGCCCAAGGCCCATTTACGGCCAATGTCCTGCATACGCCGAGCGGACTGCATGAACTCTCTTTCTGTAGACTTGACTGCCCTGGCTGCCCTGCCCATAGTGCGCTCAAAGTCTGTTGCACTAGCCGTGAGCACCACTGCCATGCTGCCTACTGTCGCCATAGACTCACCTCCCCGCCTAAAATAAAAGGCGACCCGTCAAGAGTCGCCGTCATCAAACTTGTCCTGCCAGACGCGCCCCCACATTCCGAGAATTTTCTGGTGGTCCTCCGGAGACTGCGTTGGTGTGGGTTCTTTGTCGCGCTCAGGCATAAAATCCTTCGGCTGGAATGGCTTCTTTTGCTTTTTCGGGTCTCTGTTGACGTTTGCTATGGTAGACGCCACCAGCCCAGCCCGCCAATCATCGACCTCAGTTCCCCACGGCTCTAGTTCAAAATAGGCCATCCACTCAGAGAGCTCCCGAGAGTCTATCCTCTCCAGGAGCTCCCGAACGGTCATGCCAAGAGCCAGGGCTAATCGAAAATAGAATCTTCGCTGAGGTCGTCCTCTGAGTTTTTTGCTAGCTCCTCCACGTCCTCGTCTTTGAGGCCGGAGAGCTTCTGTGCTACCTCGAAGAGCTTGTCTAGTGCAGCAGCGGATTTCTGTCCGAGGAGTTTGACGTCAGCATCTGAAAAGAGCCTGTTGCCATCTTCGTCTACGATGGTCAACGCGACCAATTTCGCCCGGATATTGCGGAGGTTCATTTTCGTTGACTTCCCGCGCTGCTCGACCACTGAGGCCTCGAAAGCATCACGCTCCGCACCTGTAAGTGCGCGCACGTAGACGCAACCACCCCATTCAGGCACTTCAACCAGCTCGCGAGGGAGGTCCTCCGCTTGCAGGATCGCATCTCGTGTCAGTATTTTGACCTTAGCCATATCTCATGTCCTCCTATGCTATTGCCCCATACGTGGGCTTGGACGTGACTGCAATTGTTACCTCTGCCTGCATGACGTCACCTGAAGCAATTTCCTGTGGCGCAAAGCCGATCACATAGCCCTTGAATGTGTAGCCCTTGCCGCTCTTGTATTTGATCTTGCATGTCTGCTCAACGCCACTGTACAGCGCTGCCTCACACGCTTGATGTGTTGAGTTCTCCGGATCGAAGTTCAAAGTGAAGGAACATTCGCCGCCATCTATGAGTCCAAGTAGCTTTTTCTTGAACTCATCAGCCGGGTTCAGGTCCTCCACATCAACCGTTTCTCTCGTTGGCCCTGGCGGCGTTATGCTTGCCACCTGTCCTATCGTGTTTGTTCCCAATATAAATTGAGTTTTTAGGCCAGTTGATTCAGCCATTTGTCACCCCTCCTCAATAATTTCTACCAGCTCTTCATACGTCGGCTTTGCAGTCACAGCGATTGTGACCTCGGCCTGCATGACGTCGCTTGCAGTGATCTCTTGAGGCGCAAAGCCCGTCACGATGCCGGTAATGTCGTAATATCCACCGCCAGAATAAACAGTTTCGTCGAATGGGAACTGAATGCGGTAGTTGTATGGGACGCCATTTGCAAAGTCCTCTTCCAGGTCTTTGTGGCCCTGCTCTTCCGGATCGAAATTCAGCGTCACTGAGAATTCGCCACCGTCAATTAGTCCGACCAGCTTCTTTTTGAAGTCGTCTGCAGGCGCAAGCTCCTCAACATCAACTGTATCTCTTGTGAGCTGCGGAGGCGTTATGCTTGCCACCTGCGCAATCGCGTCAAAAACCCCGGTCACAGCAGTCTCTCGTAGAAACTGAGTGCCGAGTCCAGTTGCTTCAGCCATGTCATCACCCCTTATACACAATCATCACGTCAACATGATGGTAAATCTCATCAATCCCGTCTTGCGCAATTTGACGGTCATTGTCCACGCTTGCCAGAATCACGTCCAGGCCGCCACCCATCATGCCAGTGAAACCCTCAACCGCATCTATTACGGCTTTAGCCGTAGCCTCGGCCTGCTTCTGCGTGTCAGTCATAGCAGTCACTTGGATGCGCGTCCTTTTGTATGCCACGCCTCCCAGGTCTCGCTGAGGCACTCGCGATATTGGAGGCTGGATCACAATCAGGGGCTTTGTCGCCCCTGCCGGAACTCGCCCCTGATAAATCCTGTCACCTACCGCTGCTTTGACTCCCGGATCCGCCAAGAGGTGGGCATATAGTGCTCTTCTCGGTTCGGTCATAGGCGCAGCCTCCTCCTCAGCTCGGCTTCAAATGCATCGTATGCCTCGCCGGTTTTTGCATCGAATGCGGGCCTCATAAATGGATGAGGCGGGACATCGCCGACCTTCTTGCCACCGTACCACCTGACGCGCCCGCTACGCTTTACAACGCGTATGCCTCCCACAACTATCGCGTGGCCGAACTCCACAAGCCTGCCATACCATGCTTGTTTGCCGGGGCCCACATGGATATCTACCCGGCTCTTGGTCTGCTTCTTGACCTCTTTTTGGATGTCGCCCGCAAGCGTCCCGGTTTTGCGAGGTGCCAGCGTCGCGGCTTCAGCGCGGATGACTTCAGCCCCGGCAAGAGCGCATTCGCGCATGTGTGTACGAGCGACTTCTTCAGCCATCATCTGCAACTTACGGGCAATCTTATCTCCGCCTTCGACCTTCATCCGCACCTTCATGACTGCCTCACCGCCCGGAGCTTGATCCACATGCCGTCATCCTTGAGGTGGTCGATCTGTTTAATGTCGTAGATATCGCCTGCATAGACCAGCCGGTGGGTGTCAGTTTTAAGTTCGTCCAGAAACGCAACATAGCGAATGCCGAACTCAATGGTCTGCTCCTGGCCGACAGCCAGGGCCGCATAGTAATCCCGCCCCCAGAGACTACTTCTCTCAGCCCAGACGGTCTTCCAGTCGACCCAAGAGGTTGTGATGTCGCCGCCTGCGTCTTTCGTTGTCTCTTTCCGCTGGATAATGATCTTGCGCCTGCGGACTCTGCCGAGGTCGCGCATGACTTCAGCCTTAGACTTCATCAGACACCACCTCATCAGCCATGGCCTTTATGCCTTCCTGGAGCTGCAAGCGCAGGAGTTCCTTGCTGAAATTCTCTTCAAAATACTCCGATGCGTTGTTGTAAACATACCGACAGTACTCCAGAAGCAGCGTCTTGGGTGGTCCGTCGGTCTCATAATCCAGCTCCGCGCCTGTCAGATCATTGAGATACGCCTGCCCACGGTCGATGATCCCTTGGATGTGAGAGTCCTCATCGTTCCAAGTGATTTTTAGATAGTTTTTGACTGCTTGCAGCATGGCGTATCACCTGCCTTTCAAACAACGTAAGCCCCACCAAGTAGATGGGGCTTACGCACGGGTTATCCGTCTCAGCTCTTGGTCACTGTGACTGTGTAGGTCTCGGTCTCGGTGCCGCTCGTCACAGTGATCTCGACGGTGTTCTCTCCAGCGTCCCATGTCGCAGCCGTGCCGTTGGTGTGATCGGCATCGTTGACCTTGATGGCGATGGTGGCTTCCCCGTCCTTGGCGACCGCCGTTATGGTGTTGGTCGCATCAGTGGTAGAAGCCGTGTAGACATACACGCTCTTGTTGAATGCCGGAGACAGGGTCAGATTGCCAATCTTTAGACTGGCCAACCGAGCATCGCGGAATCCGGTAACCTCGATAGGCTGACCGTCAATGCCCATATTGCCAGCCACATTAAGCGGATCATTGGTGACAAACACGTTCACGGGCACGGGCACAAGGTTCGTGATGTCCAGCCTGCGGAACGAACGGCTGTCAAGCGGCATACCATTGCCGTAGAGCTTGGTCAGGTATACCCGCTCATCCTCAAGGAAGCGATACTCGTCGGAGTATTCGATCTTGCCTCCCTTGGAGGTGCCGAGCCCCATGAAATACCGCTTCGGCAGCCCGATGATCGCCTCGTTGACGGGCTGATACACGGACTGGATCACGCGAGTCGGGAATGGGAAAATGTCGTAGGCGTATGTGCCATCTGGACGCCGGAACGATGTCGCGGGCATGATCTTTGTGAAATAGTCAAGCGGGTTGACTATAAAGATCACTTCCGAAATCTTCCGGTTCAGGCCGTTGGGCGATATGGACAGCTCGGCAAGCAGCGCGCCATAGGTCGCCGGCGAAATCTCGTTGAACGGGATGCTGGGAATCAGGCCGTAGCCGTCAACCGGGTCCAGCGCGGAATTGGGATCGCGCCGCATGCCGGTGGGTTCGTCCAGCCCGGAGCCATCGATGATCCCGCTCTCAAGCCCATTGGCAATCGCCTCGGCCAAGATAACCCGCACATACCTATCGAGCCACGCAGGGCCGAGATCAAGCATCGCCTTGCAAATCGGCAGAAACGCCGACAGCTTCTTCTGCGTCAGATCGAGCTTTCTGAAGCCCCCGGTAAGCTCCCTGACGATCTCGCTACAAAGCTGATCCCAGGTGGCCAAGTGCCTGCCGTCCTGCGTGTTGACAAGGATCTCCACCAAAGCGCCCGTCGGCATGAAGCTAATCGCCTCAAGCAGCGGATGCTCTTCTGTGAGATCCTCGAAGATGGCGTCGATGACTGTCACCGGCAGAATTACGTTGAAGTCGGTCAGTGCCTGTTTCGGGTTGCCAGACTTCAAGGCATTGATTAGCCCCTGGTAGTATTTGTTCTCCTCGCTGGTGAGCGCCCTTACGCCACGACCGCTAAGGATCTGGTTGTCCGCTGCAGCTACAAGGCCCTTGGCCTCGGCTAGCACGGCCTCCTGCAGCATGTCGGTGTACTCAACAAAGGCCTTCGCAAAGGCCTCTTCGTCGCCATCTTTCATGGCCTGGTTGATCTTCGCAACAATGTCGCTCTTCTGCTTTACCAGCAGATCCATGTTCTTCACGGTTAATCCCCCTCCGCGGCAAAGAGTGCCGCCATTAGATTTTTAGGCTTGTTGTCCTCCGGTTCGGGTTCTGGCTCAGGCTCAGGCGTAGGCGTTGGATCTGGTCCATGCCCCGACTTCTGGGCTATCAGCTCTTTCAGCCGGGCCTCCAGCGCTGTAGTCAGCCCGCCCATGCTCAGGTCGATATTCGCCTTGCCTTCGCTGATAAAGCCTCCCGTAGACTGCCGACTCGACTGCTGATTCAAGATCATGTCAGCCATTTGCTTGCGTAGACGCAGGCTCGCTGCTGCCTTATCAGTTGCGGCCGGGTTCACAACCGCAGTAGCAAAGCCCTTCTCTAGTGCATCGGCAGCTGAGATCCACGTTTCCGCATCCATCATGGCCTTCAACTCTTCTTCGCTGATGCTGATGTGGTTCATGTATGCCTGGATTGTTGCAGCGTTAATGGTCTCTAAGTCGTCCGCGTATTTTCTTAGCTCGTTCTGGTCTCCCCAGGTGAGCATCCACGCGTTGTGAATCATTAGCAAAGACGCATTTGACATGATTCGCTCATCGCCGGCCATGAACACTACGCTTGCAGCAGAGCAAGCAAACCCCTCGCAATAGGTCTTGACTTTCGCTTTGTGCCGTCTCAGCTGGTTATAGATAGCCAGCCCCTCGGCCACCTCTCCGCCGTATGAGTTGATATAGACATTGATAACATCAACATCCAGCCCCTCGATCTCCTTTGCCAGCGTGTAACTCGACACATCGCTCTCTGTCCATTCCCACGACACAATGTCGCCGAAAATGTAAATCGACGCCTCCCGGTCTTTTGTTGCTAGCGAGTAATATTTTCTAATCCTCACCACCCCCCTCAAAGGCCACTTCAATCGGCTCGTAGTTCTTGGTCATCCAGCGCGCCCGGCTCCACTCGGTGTTAAGCGGCTCCATACCCATGGCCATCAAGCAATCGTCGATGCTGTAGGCGCCACACCTGATCAGCACATCCAGAGCATTGGCAATGTCTTTGATGTCCACGGCTCGAATGTGGCTGGTGTCCAGAGTCATGTATGTGCGCTCCAGGTATGCCTTCTTGCCATACATCTTGCGGTTGATCTCGTCCGTCAAAAGCTCGGCGAGTGGATTAACGCAGAACGTCAAGAAATTATTAACTGCTTTGTCGGTGTCGGCCACGTTGCCCTTGAGGAGCTGTGGTGGCACCTGGAAGGCGATTGCCACGAAATCAAATATGTCGTCGATGAACGCCCGGATGTCCCGGCCTTCAATGCTCCCCTTCGTGCCAGCCCTCTCGCCAAAAGCTTCGGTGTAGGTCATTCCATTGGTCAGCGGTATAACGGCGTCGCCATCGGCGGAGAAAAAGCGTTTGAACCGTTTTTCCAGCAGCTCTTTCAGGTCGTTCTGAGCATCATCTGTTTGTGGATAAGTAGTTGGCACAGTCAATACCCCGCGCCTGGTCGCATTCTTTTTGTAGTGATTCTGGCTTGCAGCTATCAACTTGGCATAAGACCGATACAGGCCGTCAATGACGTCCTTAATCCGCTCGTTATGCAGCTCAAAGTAGAATACTTGAGACTCGGCAAACCTGTCTCTGAGCTGATAGTCGTCAATCACAACATCGGTGTATATGTGCTCCTTGAAGGCATACTTGGTTCGCTGGAATGAATCAGCAATGTAGAAATAGCCCCTTTCCTGTATCACCAGGCACTCGTTGTCATACACCAAATGATGCACAACCTCGCGCCAAAACTTCGATGCATTGCGGTTCGGGCTTGGTTCCACATTGAGGAGGTAGTAGTTGTCTTTCCTCGTTTCTTTGCCATTCTCGAAAGTCTTGAATTCGCTCCGCGCCACAGTATTTGCAATCAAGTTCACGCAGGCCTGGACTGCAAGCTCTTTGAAATATACCTCGGTGGCAAGCTCCCCGATGATGGCATCAAGAGGCAGCGTCTTTGTGTCCTTGTTAAACCAGCTTAGAAATGTGTCCCATAGGCTCAAGCACTCACCCCCTCAATAGGTGTATACATCAAGCATCGGGACGTAATCCCGTGCTTCCGGAAGCTCGCCGTCCTTGCTCAGCGCGTGTATTAAAGCAAAAAACCCGTCAGTCTTACGGGTCTTCGGCTCGATCTTCTTGTACGTCGTGTTTCCCTTTGCGTCTAGCTCCTGGTACGTGTTGTTGACATACCAGCGCATGGTCGGGTTATCGCCGAATATGATCTTCTCCTCCGCAAACATCGACTCAATAAGCGGCGCAACCTTTGAGTGCGTCGGCGGTCCGCTCCGCACCTGACTAAGAGGCAATCCGTGCGCTTGAAATTCGGACTCCAGCAAGCTAATCCTAAACGCATCTGCCACTATGTCGATGATGTGATATCGCTTGGCCTGCTCCAGGAACCACTGGGCAATATACTCGGGCCTGATAGAGTCCTCTTGGATAATCGTGATTAGGCCACGATCCACCATCTCCTGCACTGGAAACTTGATGGGTCTAGACTCTACCTTTAGGGCCAGATGGCACACAAAGGTATGCTCTATCCAGTATCGCAAGCCGTTGTGCTTAAATAGCAGGCCGCAACTAGCAAAGTCTGTCACTTGCGCATAGTCAACAGCTCCAATGCACTGCAAGCCTTTCAGCTCGTCGTATGGGATCGGCCTGTTAGTAGCCTGGATCTTCTCCCAGGGGACGGCCTCCGTATAGCTCTCTTGAGCCGGTAGATTCATGCGCTTGGTTAGAAACTCGACCGCCTCACTCGGCTGATGCTGCGACCGGACATGATGCGCGTTCATCTCTTTTTGTAGCTCCGGAAAATACGGCAAAGACGGGTTCGCTTTGACCCACATTTTGGGATCCTCGGCCTCTTCCTTCTCGTCTATCTTGTAGATTAGAGGCAGGAGGCCAAGTCCGGTGATTTCGCCCGTGAGAACGCTCCTCGCCATCTCCAGCTGCTGGTCGAGCACCCCCTGGCGCACATAGCCATCAGTCGTGATGAAAAACACCCGCGAATGCTTGCGCTTGCCGAAACCACTCCGGAAAACGTTGATAATATCCCAATCTTTATACCCGTGGATCTCGTCGAAAATCAGACACGCCGACCGGCGCCCGTCTTTTGTCTCGGCATTGCTGGTGTTGTAGCGTATGTAGCTGCGGGTTCGCGTGTTCGTGATTAGTTTTTTGGTTTTGTGGAAGAATCGCCGCGACTTTGCCCAGGTATCCTCAAGCATCTCGTAGACCTCATCAAAGCTAATCCTGGCCTGGTCCTCTGCATTAGCGATGATATCCACGTTGTAACCACGTATGCCGTGGTAGTGGGTAGTCAGATACCAGGATAAGGCGCTTATGAAGCCGTTTTTGCCATTGCCCCGGCCCATCATGATAAAGATTTCATCAAAGACAACTGCATCCTGACTCTTGTAGTAGCAGTGGATCAGCGCAATAACAAAAAGCTCCCAATTCAGGAGCTTAAACTTGAAGTATCGCTCTATCAGCTCTACGGCCTTCGCGATTTTCCCCTGCTTTATGACTACATCGGGATTGCCCAGCTTGCTCTCGATGTAATCCATGGCCTGATGCAGCTCTTTGCAGGCAGGGATCTTCCCGGTGCGGATATCGTCCATGTACGAGTCTATGTATGGATGATAGTCCCTTCTGCGCGTCATTACATGCTCACCACCACCTGATCACGCAATAATGGCGCTACATCTCGTCATCATCATTAAAACGAGCCACGGTCTTCGTGTTTATGTCGAGATCCTTCAGGATCGAAAGCATCTGTCGATTGATGCCTACAAGCTCCCTTACAGATGGGTTATTCTTCATCATCTCGATGCCGACGGAGGAAAAATCTTTATACATGACCCCGCGCTTTTTTATGTCTTCGAGCAGGTCATTCTTCACATCCCAAAGGCTCATATAGTCCTCAACCAGGTCGACAAAATGATCCATGTCTGCGCCCTTCATCTCCAGCTGCTCAAGCAACGACTCTTTAATGCGCTGTCTACGCTCCTTGCTCACTCCGATGCACCTCCAAACAACTCGCCGAATGCGCTCTCATAAAAATCATATAATTCCGCGTTGCGCTCAAAGCTGAACTGTTCCATGCTGGGATTCTCGTTTAGGTTCGAGCTGGTCTCCAGCACAAACTTGCCGTCGTCAGTGTCGAATAACAGCAGCTTGCTGTTGTAGCGGTCAGCGTCTTTATATGGGTTCTATCAGCCACAAAGCGCACAAAACCAATGGAACTGAACCCACCGGCTGAAATGAGCTTGAAAACCTCGTCGTCTGGGAGGGTGTCGGTCAGCTGCTCAATCAGCGATGTCTCGCGCACGATGTGAAACCGGTATCGCTTCCGCGGCAGCCTCGGAATAGCACCCGCTATAAAAAATCCCTCCCGCGCGTAGGAAATGTGTTTTGTCGTGCGCCCTCCCCGGTCCATGGGATCTCAAAGCAAACTCGTTTTTCTGACCCGGGGGTATATGTTTCAACATCATTTCCTTTTTATTGCCCGCATCAATGGATATGAATAAACCACTCCCGCACTTTCCGCATCTCTTTCCGTCTGCCTAAGACTACATATCCAGCCATGATTACCACCTCTCAGGCGTTATCTGTCTCCGCTTAGATGCTTCTGGTGTCCTCAGCCTCTCCGGATGCAACGCGTTATGGCAAGCCTCGCACACCGTCATCAGGTTGTCATCCTCCAGCGCAAGGTCCGGCCTGTCGTCCAGATGCTTGATGTGGTGGACTACGTTGCCCTTGCTGTAACCACCGGCATCCTTGCACCGTTGACACTCATGGTTGTCCCGCTCTAAGATCTCAAGCCTCTTCTGGCCCCACTCTCTGGTCTTATAAAATCTCATATTATCACTCCATCGCGGGGCTAAGCGGGGCAGGCTAGTTTGTGTGCCCACCCCGGCGGCCAGTATAGTGCCCCGTTGCCGCAAGATAAAAGCCCGGTCTGGCCGGGCACAACTTTGCTATTATATATTCTAGATCATTTTGCGACTCTTGGGCTTGCAGAAAACTTGCAGACTTATTCTTGCGTTCTTCTCGTATTCTTCGTATTCTTCGCATTCCACTTCTTTATTGCTGTTTTTCATTTTCCATATATCGTTCCCTACTATACAGTGCCCGTCCCAATTATTCTTACATGTCCTGCATCGCTCTATTAATACCATCAGTACCACCCCAGCCTCTCCGCCACTCCATACACAAATCCCGTCCTGTATCGGTGAAACGTGCTCTCATCTACTGCCAATATCTCTGCCATTTCCCATACCGACATATCAAATCTGTTTCGCCCCTCCATCCGCGCTGCAAGCTCCGCTGGCGGTTCCCAGCCTATGGCCAGACCGTATTTCACCCATATGACCCGCCGGCCTTCTTCTTTTGCCCGGGCGTAGG